CATTATAAATTGACTGGTTTATAAACGCCTCTACAAGAATATTGCTTAGAGGAATGTTAAAAGATGTGCCGCTATCAGCAGTTGCCGCCAAAGCACTAGACCCCTTTGCACCCGGCACAAGGATTCCTTCTCCACCGTTAGTGCCATTGCTAGTTGTTGCCACAGTTGAGTCTTGACCCTTCTGAGCAGTGCCACCGCCGCCAGTACCTGTCGGTGCCGCCGCACCGCCGCCGCCATCACGATCTCCACCCTTAGCCCATGCGCCTCCTGCGCCGCCGCCGCCAGTACCCGTTCCGCTGGAAGCTACAAGTGAGTCCGTAATATCGCCCCCTGCACCACCAAGACCTCCACCCCCATATCCATTATACTGATGGTATGCTATGTCTCCTGAAAGGTTTCCACCCCTGCCGCCTGTTCCAAAAATACTGCCAGCCCCACCGCCACCATGACCTGCTAAGTTGGCTTGCTGTGCAATAGTTTTGCCGCCGCCAGCTCCACCAGTTGCGGTAAAGGTTCCGCGCAACGCAGCAGAGGCTGTGCCAGTGCCTCCTGCACCTCCTGCGATTGCTGCCGAAGTGCCGGATGCTTGAGTGAGTCCTGCGGAGCCTCCAGTTGCAGATAATAGAGAGCCAAATGAAGATGTGCCGCCAGCGTTACCATTTGAGCTTGACGTTACAGACGCCCCACCAGCCCCAACAGTAATTGTTGGCATGAGCTGGCCGGGTATAACATCAATAATAGCCGTTGCAAAACCGCCACCACCGCCACCAGTACCCGTTCCGTTGAGAATATGTGCGCCACCAGACCCTCCTGCACCAACAACTATGACCCTAATCTGGAAAACATTTTGAGGCACAAGTTCCGTGCTGTATGTTCCCGGTATCAATAAAGCCTTTGTTGTTGCCCACGTTGGCGGAGCAATACGAATAGGCTTGCCGGGAGGTAGTGGGTATCCATAAGAGCCACCGTTATTTTGTGGGTAGTTAGCCATTAAAAGTCACCGCCATTTACTATTGTTACGTTGAACGTCTCAGCGTTATTAGTGCCAGCCTTAATCAAGTATGTAGCTTGCAGTATCAACCCTTGGTCGAATACTACATCTACGCTGAATGCTGGCTGTGTAGCCGATGGCGTAATCGCTACCACTGGTACCTCTTTCACCAGCCAAGTAGCAGAAGCGTCAGACATAAACAGCCTAATCATTCCCGCTGTTGTAGTGCCTGTGGCTGTGATGTTAATTACATCAACACGCCCACCGCTTGCCCCTGCTGTGTATACTGTGCCTAGTGTGCCAGTCCCATCTCGCGCAGTATTAGCTGTTGAGATTTGGGCTGTTGTGCTTTTTGCTGTGCCTATAAAGCTAGGTGATGATGCCATAATAATTTTTCCTTAAGAAAACGTAAAGAATTGAAATACTGAATCCCCGCCTGTTGCCGCAACTACCGCAGCTCCACTGGCCTTGATATAACTCACACAATAAACCGTAGCTCCATCACTCTCATAAATTGCCCGGTCGCCTGCTGCTGTAGTAATGTCAGCAGCACCCGGTAAGTTATTGGTTGTAGCGTGATGGGTCAGTGTCAGGATGTCGTCAAAGATAACTGTACGAGGCCCACGGGTCAGGGTGACAGCAGTGATGGTTGTCGTGCCTGTGATGTGTACGCGGTTTCCTGTGGCTGCGTCTAGGTCGACCGTAGTAGCGGATGCTATTGATGCGCCTGTAGCCCACTCTTGTGTTCCGGTGAACGTGTTAGCGCCTATGATGGCGGCAGTTCCGACAACTCCAGCAGCGGGAAGTCCTGTTGCATTTGTTAGCGTTGCGGAGGTCGGAGTTCCCAATATTGGAGTAACTAGGGTAGGGCTTGTTGCGAATACCAAAGCGCCTGAGCCTGTCTCGTCAGAGATAACGCCTGCTAGTTGAGATGATGTAGTGGCTGCAAACTGAGATAGGGGATTAGTGGTTAAGGCATCGCCAGAGCCAGGGCCTGTAAAGGAAATTCCAATACTCCCAGCGCCGTTTGTGACGGTAATTCCAGACCCGCCCGTTAAGGTCGCTGCGGTGAATCCTGAGCCATTTCCGATAAGAAGCTGGCCGTTACTGGCTGTGGTAACTCCTGTGCCACCACGGGCCTGTGAGAGCGTTCCGGTGGTGCCTGCGACAATAGGAAGCCCTGTAGCATTGGTAAGAGTGCCTGCTGATGGGGTTCCCAGATTTGGAGTAACTAGGACTGCGGAGATAAGGGGAGCTTTAGCGTCTAGCTGTGTTTGGATGGAGCTAGTAACGCCATCCGTATAGTTCAATTCTGTGACAGTGGAGGTTATGCCATCAAGGACATTTAGCTCTGCCGCTGTGGATGTTATTGCTGTGCCGCCAAATGTGAAATTGGTGATTGCGGCTGTAGGGATGGTGACTGTCCCTGTAAACGTGGGTGAAGCTGTATTCGATTTGGAATTGACGGCTGTTTCAATCGCCGTGAACTCGTCATCAATCTCGGAGCCTTTAACAATCTTGGATGGATTTCCAGAGATTAGGGCGTCTTTTGCAGTAAAGTTTGTGGTCTTTGTATATGCGCTCATCTGGATACCCTATAAATTAATGGTAGTAAAACAGGGGAGGCTGTTACACCTCCCCGTCTCTTACTTAGGCATCAGGAACAACAAGCACGAAGCCTGCTTCTGGGCGGTGAGCCTGAACACCGTAAAGCGTGTCGGCTGTGTACAGAGTAGACAGGTACTCTTGCTTGTACTGAGTCTGTGAACGAACGCTCATCTGCTCACCAAGGATAATTGCATCCTTGTGGAACAGGAACGCACCGCGCAGGTCAACAGTACCAGTGGAGTTGGACGTTGCGTCCTCGATCAGCGGGCAGTTAGAAGAGACATAAATGTCAATGCCGTACACGCTACCAATCAAGCCGGAACGAACAGAACGCTCGTCACGGAAGTCGCTAGACACGTAGCGGTCAATGCCCATCATTGCAGAGCGAAGGGCTGGAGGGATTACGAAGTTTCGATCAGACATAGGCACATCAGCATCATCCATCGCCTTAACTAAAGCGCGGAAGCCTGCGTCAGTGAACACGTCACCAGACACAACCTGGTCTGTTGCATAAGCAGTCAGACCTGTAGATGCGTCGATGTATCGAGTGTTCGTGTTCACCCAAGGAGTGCCAACCGCTGTGCCTGAAACGGCAACAGTGAGGTCAAGGGTGCCGTTACCAAAGCCTGTACCTACGCGGAACAGGTCGTTGTCGATCTGACGACCAAGCGCGTAACCAGCATCTTCGGTGTAGAACTGGCGCAAAGACGACAGAGCCTGAACACTAACAATATCCTCGATCAAGCGAGAGTATTCAAAGTGACGGTTAATCGTCAGAGTGGTTTCAGACTCAAGATTCGCTTGAATCGTTACCGCAGTTGCTTCTGCCTTAGCCGCAGCAGCGCCACGAGTAGGCTTAGGAAGATGGAGAACATCGCCCTTCTTGCCTTTGAAGTTCATCTTCTTGACAAGGGGTGCCATCTTGAGGGATTTCTGATACGCAGCAATAACCTCGTCAGACCAGATTTCCGGAATGAACTTGTCTGCTGCTGTCTTATCTACTACTGCGTTCGCGGTAAAGAACGCGCCTGATGTTTCGCTAGCCATGATGTGTAGCCTCTATTTAGCGAACCCTACCTTCTGCGTAAGCCTGTCTTATTTCAGGCTCCATCGCATGATAGCGTTCTGGATTGGTTTGCATGAGTTCAATAATGTCCCGTCTGCGGTAGAAAGTCTTGCCTTTCGGCTCAGAGCTTCCTTTCGCTGACCCCGTTGACGCCTTCTTCAAAGTATCCTTACGAGCTGACTTCTCCGCATCCAGTAAACTTGCTGACGCGCTCTTAGTTGATTTCCACTGGGAGAACAACTCGTCTGCGGCATCAGTATCAAACTGACTGTCTGCTCTTGAATACAACTCTTTACGCCACTTACTTGACTGAATCCATTCTGCAAATGCAGGGTCTCCAGCAATCGTGGCGGCATCAGGGTGCTTTGACATTAGCGCACTCTTAGCCTGTTCGTGCTGTGAACGAGTAACGTACTCTTGCGCCTGCTTGATTGCAGGGTGGGAGCTAATCCTCTTATCAACAGCCTTATCAGGGTCGGAGAAGAAGTCAACTTCCTCTTCGGGTTCCTGCTTTTTTTCCTCAGATCGCGTGAGAATGAATTGGTCTACGACTTTGCGTAACTCGCCTACCTCTGACCCTTGCTGACCGATGCGGGATTCAGCTTCTTGGTGCATCTTTACCAGGTCTTGAATAGACTTGTTTCGGTACTTGTCGGGAACTTCCGATTGTCTCTCTTCCTCCATAACTTCTTGGTCGTTGGATTCATCGAGTACGGAGAAATCTTCTTCATTTTGTTCAACGCTATCTATTAGTTCTGCCATTATCAAACCTCATAGGCCAATTTAGCTACCCGTTACACTGTTTCGCACCAGTGCTTCGGACTAATCTTGGTTAGCTTTAAGTTCTTTTGCGATCTGCTTGTCACGCGAGTTTAACCACCGATTCATAGCGCCTGGAAAATCTCCAGAAGTAGGATCTAGGTATGCTCGTGGGGCAGAGACCATCCGACTACCAATCTCATTACAGTGAGGGCAATGCTGCTCTGAATCATCTCTGACAAAACACTCAAATACATGAGCGTTCTTACATTGATAATCAAAGACTCTCATTGCTTGCCTCTTTCCTGTTATGGTCAAGGGTAGATTCCAAATTGAGGATGAAAGCGAGACTGTTTAGCTGCCCTTTGCGGAAGAACAGGTCATTCTCATCTTTCGTTGCCTCAACAGAATTTATGTTACTGGCGTTCTCAGCCAGCTCTTCCATCAATTGCTTCCATCCATCTGACGCAAACATATCGTCCATGATGTTGTAGTATTCTTCGTCTGTCACTTGGACTTACCTTGCTTGGGATCTTGCTTAGGCTTTTCTTCAGCCACTTCCAGTGCTTTGATTCGCTTCTCTAGGTTCTGGAGTATCCCGTTTACTTGAGATACAACCGCCTGTAAGTCTTGTTGGGTAATCACAGCAACTCCTTAGCGATTGACAGGTTCACTTTCTTCTCGTTCATTACTCTGTCAGCAACCTTTAGCCTACGCTCAAACTCTTTGTCGTCTGCGGTGCCTACTGATAGGTTGCTCGTAATGGCCTTAATCTGATCTGTCTCAAGCTCAACAGGGATAGCCTTTGTCTCGGCAGTCATCTTCAATGCTCTCGCCTGAGATTCCGCTGCCTGCCCGTTAAGAGCGTTTGTCTGAGACTGCTGGAAGTCACTCTGTAGCTTCTGAGCTGCTTCTTGTGCTGCCTGCTGTTCAGGAGAGACCTGACCGGATGCTTTTAACATCTTTATCAATTCTTCGCGGTTTGATAGATTCATACTATCAATCGCAGCTTCAATCAGAGCCATATACGCCGGAGAGGTCTGCGGCATAGTCTGGAGGAGCTGAACGAGCTGAGTTACCTCATACTCACGGGCGATAATGCCGAGCGAGGAGGTAATGTCAAACTTGTAGTCAGCTACCGGATAAAGCTCTGGCTCAAACTGCATATAACGCCACGCAGTCTTTTCGATCATTGGGACTAGGAACGACTCTTGGAAGTTAATCAAAGTACGCTTGTGGCGCTTAATGATTGCTCCCAACGACATGGAAATACCAGCGGCAGTAGCTTCGCCGTTGATAGAACCAGAGATGCCTGCGGAGTCAACTGCGCCAGTGGCTGTCTGAACCATGCGCTGTAGCTCACCCGCTTGTGCGAATGTAATCTGTGAAACCTGCCCGAAGTTGAAGGGCTGGAGAATCTCTGCCGGATTCCCGTTAGTCATGATGATCTTGCCAGGTCTTACCTCTGGCTTTGCCCCTCTAGGCATTCTGGAGGCATCCATCGCAATCATAGGATGTATCGTGAGGGCAAGTGCGTCAATACGCGCTCTTAGCTCTGCGTCCAATGCCTTCTGTGAGTTGTAGCCCTTCTCACATACACCACGGCCCCAGAACCTGCCTGGAACTATGTCCCACGGGAAGGCTATTACTGGGCGGTCATTCATCATGTAGGGGTTGCGTTCAGCCTTAACGATAGTGGAGCCGTTAATGATTACCACAATCGCTTCAACGTAGAATGAATCATCATCATCCTCGTCTAAATCTTCGTACTCTTCTGCGTCATCCAGTAATTCTCTAGGGACTAGGCCGAAATACTTGGTTCTACGGACTTTATCCTCTGGCTGAGAGTTCAATTCCTTGTCTGCGTCCAGCGCGGTGTCCTGATAGGTCAGGTCGAACGCTACATCACGGTATACGCCGGACTCTTGGAGCATTTCAATCTCGTGAGGGGAGCAGTATTCGTCAATGATGACACCTATTGCATCATCTACGGACGTAGCAACAGGGTCGATCAGGAAGTTCTGTGGAAGTATTGGCCTCAGCTTGCACACAGTCCTGTCTGCGATTGTTACGCCTACAGCTTGGAGCTGACCGCCCATCATATCCTGCTTGGCAGGCTTCATTTCCT